CTTACTTGAAGAAAGAACTAAAAAAATATATTGACGACAATCATTTACCATTAGACCAATACTTAATAAAAAGACAAGGCAAAAGAAACGAATCTATATCCAGAGTTAGAGCATACGAAATTTTAAGAGAGGCTGCTGAATACTTTAGAATAGATAATATAGGAACACATACAATGCGAAAGACTTTCGGTTATCACTTCTATTTGCAGACGAAAGATGTACTAACATTGCAAAAAATATTTAATCACGCTCATCCAGTAATAACATTACGTTATATTGGAATGGAGCAAAACGAAATAGATAAAAAAGTTAAAAACTTCAAACTCCTATAATAAAAGTTTAACATAAAGATTAGATGCTAAGCAAAATTATAAGTACACATTAAAAGCTTTTAAGATAAGGCTTTAAAAGGATTAAGAAAATTTAACAGAATGTTAGATATGATAAATTTCATTTGGGAAAAAAAGTATAAAACGCTACAAGCCATATACTGTAAGGGTTTGATGTGTGGAAAAAATTGCAATGGAAAATAGCACACAAAACCAAAAAAGTGCTATATTTTTGAGGTGATTTTATGGCAAAAACTAGAAAAGAAATAATCCTAGAAAACCTTGAAAACATTGAAAAATGGGCGATGCAAGGAATGAGTGAAAAAGAAATCGCAAAAATTCTAAATGTCGGATATTCCACGTTTAGGAAAATAAAGGGCGAGAATATAGCACTTGAGCACATTTTGAGGTGCTGTGCTACACAGAAGAAAAATATCCAAAAGCAACAGCTCAAGAAGGTTGAAAAATCGCTGTTTGAGAGGGCTAGCGGTTACGAAGTAAAAGAAACCGTTCCAGTTAAAACAAAGAAGATTTTTTTCGATGAAAATGGCAACAAGCATATAGATGAAGTTGTGGAAGTTGTTGAAGTAATAAAACATATTCCTCCAGATGTTCAAGCCGCTAAATTCTTTTTAATTAACAAAGCTAAAAAATCATGGCAAGATAATCCACATAAAGTTGAGAACGATAGAGAGAATTTAAAATTAAAGAAAAAACAAATGGAAAGTGATTGGTAATGGATACAGTTAAACAGTTTTACAAGTCAGAACAATGGAAAAAGTTTAGAGAACTGATATTGCTTCAAAGGGGAATGAAATGCGAAGTGTGTGGGAAAGTAATTGTTAATTCTAAAAGCATACATTTGCATCACATAAAAGAATTAACGCCATCTAATATTAATGATGCGATGATAACTCTTAATCCTGAGAATGTTCAAGTTGTATGTCATGATTGTCACAATAAGATACATGATAGATATTGCAAAGGTGCAACACGCAAAAGAGAGAAATCAGTTTTTATTGTTTATGGTTCGCCTTTGTCTGGTAAAAAGACTTTTGTAAAAAACAATATGAATGACAATGATATAGTTGTTGATATAGACAAATTGTTTGAAGCTATATCATTCAAAGAATTGTATGATAAACCTGATAAGCTTAAATATAATGTGTTTTGTTTAAGAGATACTTTATTAGACAACATTAAAACAAGATATGGAAATTTCAATAATGCGTGGATAATTGGTGGATATGCTGACAAGTACAAGCGAGAAACATTAGCTAAAGAATTAAATGCAGAATTAATATTTATAGAATCAACAAAAGAACAATGTTATGAGAGATTAAACTCTTGCGGAGATTACAGGAGCAGGCACAAAGAAAAATATAGACAATATATTGACAAATGGTTTACAGATTTTGGAGCTTTTACCCCCCCCCCTTGAATTGAGAAACGGAGCTAAAGAGGAACGGTGTGGTGAACTTCGCTTTCACATAAAGTAAAAAAATGAAATCGAGGCGAAAAACTTGGAAGAAGATTTAAAAAAACGAGTTTACAGACAAGAAATAGAGAAGTTGAACGAAGTATTTAAGGATATAGACCCAAATACACGAAAGTTAATTGATGGTTCCCTACAAGAAGCAGCTAATCTATATTCTGAATTAGCTGTAATGAAAGAAGTAATACAAGAAACAGGTTTAATACAGATAAACCCACAAAACAAAGTTAAACAGAGAGCTTTACCCATTGCTAACGAGTATCGCAGAACGGTTAATTTATATAATCTTGTAATTAAAAATCTTTGTAGTGTATTGAATAAAAATCCAGTAGAGCAAGATGACGTTTTTGACAAATGGTTTCAAGAAAAAAATCAAGCTGACCTAAAATGATAGAGTATAATCTTAATGAAAATACAATAAACGGCAAGCATTCTTATTTACTGGAATATTTCAATCAAGCCAGAGATACAACAAATGAAAATGTGATTATTGGTCATGAACTTATGAACTGTTTAAAAAATCTAGTAGAAGATTTAGAAAATCCTAATTATTACTATGATAATTCTGAGGCAGAATTAAGAATTGATTTTATAGAAACTTTTATACGACATACCAAAAGTCCTTTTAATGGTATGCCTTTTTTATTAGAATTATGGGAGAAAGCAGTTATTGAAACTTTCTTCTCTTTTAAAAGAATTGACACAGAGTTTAGACGCTTTAAAAAACTGATATTATTAATTGCAAGAAAAAATGGCAAATCTACATTTTGTGCTGCTTTAGCATTTAGCGAGTTCATGTTGGGCAATGCTGGGAGTGATATTATTTGTTCCTCTAACGATGATGCACAAGCTGATTTAATATTTTTAGAAATTTGCAATATGAAAGAAGCATTTGACCCTAAAGAAAAACGGACACACAAAAATTTAAAAGGAATTTACAATTTAAAAAATAAATCCAGTATTAAAAAAATATCAGATAAAACAAAAAATAAAGAGGGCAGAAATATAGACTTCGCAATTTTAGATGAAAGCCACGAAATGAAAGACAATGTAATTGCTAAATCTATAGAACAATCTCAATCTACAAAAGATGAACCAATTTTTATAAACATAACAACCGAAGGATTTGTTGATGACGGATATTTGGATAAAGAATTGAAATATGCAAGAAGTGTATTAGACAAAGAAATTGAAGATGACACAATTTTAGTATGGCTTTACACTATGGACAGTGAAAGCGAAATATACACAGATAAAAAAGCTTGGAAGAAAGCGAATCCATCATTAGGCAAGATTAAGAAAATAGAATATTTGGAGAATCAAATTAAGAAAGCACAACACAATAAAGCAGATAGAATTTTTACACTTTCTAAAGATTTTAACATAAAGCAAAATAATGCAGAAGCATGGTTACAGGAAAGCGATGTTACAAATAATCTCGTTTATAACATAGATGAGTTAGTTAATAGTATCGGCATTGGTGGAACAGATTTGTCAGAAACAACAGACTTGACTTGTAGTTCTGTTATGGTTATGAAACCAAACAGCAAAATTAAATATTTCATAACAAAATATTTCATACCAGAAACTAAAGTCATTGAAGGAAGTAAGGAAGACAAGAAAAACTATTTACAATGGGCAAAAGATGGCTTAATTACAATTTGTTCTGGCAACGAAGTTAATTACAGCGATGTTGTTGCTTGGTATGTAATGCTTTATAAGAAATATAAAATCAAACTTTTTAAAATCGGATATGACAGATGGAACTCAAAATCATTTGTATCCGAAATGGAAAACTACGGCTTTGAGCTAGAAAGAATTGCACAAGACTTCAACAATTTAAGCAATGCTATGAAAATGTTAGAAGCAGATTTAAAAAGCAATTTAGTAAACTACAATCAAAATCCCGTTGATAAATGGTGTTTTTTAAATTGTGCTTGTAAAGTGAATCAATTTGGACAGATTATGCCTATAAAAGTTCAAGACCAGAGGAACAAAAGAATTGATGGAGCAGTTGCTAAAATAATTTCTTATGCAACCTATGATAGATTTAGAAGTGAATATTTGCAATATGTACGTTAGGAGATGGAAGCAATCGGATTATTAGGACTTTTGAAAAAAGCAAATGCAAAAATACAACAAAAAAAATATATCGCTTTGATGAGCGGGCAAACGCCTATTTTTAATGACTTTGGTAATGACATATATGCAAGTGATATAGTACAAAATTGTATAAGATGTCTTTGTACAGAAATGAGCAAGTTATGTCCTAAACATATAAGAACAGATAACAACGGAATTCAATCAGAAGTAAACAGCGATATTAATCGACTTCTCAAACAGCCTAATGAAATTATGACTATGAGTGATTTTCTTTCTATGATTACTTACTTGCGGGAAGTACATAAAAATGTTTTCATTTATCCGACCTATGAAGAAATTGATTACGGCAATGGGTCAGTTTATAGACACTATACTGGGTTTTATCCGTTAAATCCATCAGAGGTTGAATTTTTCCAAGATGCTTCTAACGAAATATTTGTAAAATTCACTTTTGCAAATTTTGAGCAATACACTTTGAAGTATTCAGATGTTATACATTGGCGGAAAGATTTCGGTGCTAATGAACTGATGGGCGGAGATGTAAACGGTCAAGCAAACAATAACGCTTTATTAAAACTTCTTAGAATAAACGATACTATCACACAGGGATTAGACAAAGCTGTTAAAGCGTCTTTAGGAATTAGGGGAATATTAAAAATTAATACTATGTTGATGGATAAAGCACAAGTTAAGGAAGTCAAAAAATTTGAGCGGAAAATAAAAAGCCTTGACAGTGGAATTGTTCCAATAGACCAAAAAGCAGAGTATATACCTTTAACACTAAATCCAAAAATCATCGATAAAGATACACTAGAATTTATTGACAAAAGAATATTAAATAATTTTGGAGTATCCTTGCCTATATTTAATGGCGAATTCACTGAAGAAGAATATCAAGCATTTTATGAAAAAACTTTAGAAGCTATGGTTTTGAGTTTGGGCAGAGCATTTAATAAAACATTATTCACGCAAAGACAGCTTGATTTAAACAATGAAATTATTTTCTATTCACAGGGTTTGTTGTTCACGAATATGGCTAATAAGATATCCGCTGTTGATATTCTAAGTAGTAGAGGAGTTTTGACAGACAATCAAATATTATCAATCTTTGGCTATCCTCCATTTGATGGTGGAGACATTCGACATATATCATTAAATTATATAAATCGTGATATTGCTGATGACTACCAGCTGAACAAACAGAAAGGAAGTGAAAAAAGTGAATGAATATGATAGAGAAATTAGAAGTTTTAGAAGTAACGATTTAAATTTGAGAAGTATAGAACAATCTAATATAAAAACTATTGAAGGTCATGCAGCTGTTTTTAACCAAATAACAGATATAGGCGGTTGGTATGATGAAACTATAGAATCTAAAGCATTTGACAAATGTGATTTCAGTGATGTAGTTATGTGTGTAAATCACAATTTAGATATGATACCAATAGCAAGGTGCAGAAACAATAGTGATACATCTACTTTGAAACTAAGTATTGATACTCAAGGTTTGGCAGTTAAAGCAAATTTAGATATTGAAAATAATTCCGATGCTAGAACTGTAGCAAGTGCAGTAGAAAGAGGTGACCTGAATGGCATGAGTTTTATATTTCGTGTTTCTGCCGATGAATGGGAAAGGCTGGACACTGATAAACCATTAAGACGCATAAAAGAGATTTCAAAAGTTTATGAACTCGGTGCTGTAAACTTCCCAGCTTATTCAGGAACTGATATACAAGCAAGAAGTAAAACAATATTAGAGCAAGCACGTCAGAAAGGAGCTGGAAACAACCAAGAGGAAATCGAAAAACTGAAATTAAAAATAAAAATTCTATCACAAAATAAGGAGGATTAGCATGGACGAAAAATTAAAACAGGAGTTACAAAAATTAATAGATGCTAAAAAGCAAAAAAGACAAAAGCTTGTTGAAAAATCAAACGATGCGAATATTAAAGTAGAAGAATTGAGAAATATTTTAACAGAAATCGAACAGATAAATAGCGATTTAGAAGAACTTTCAAAACTTCAAGAGCCAGAAACTCCAGCAGATA